GACGGGCGGCACCATCTCGAATGACTCTACGCCGCCTTTCTGGGCCATGACGAACGCAAATACTGGCGAAAATTCAGATCGCTTGAGGTCGTTATAGCGTCCACGCAAAGCCCATCTTTGTGACCCGATAGACCTCACTTGTGTGCGCCCACTTCGTGTCTCTGATCGAAAGTTAGAGTGCCGAGAGGTAATTTCTACTTCTGCAAATTCTGGGTCAGTTGGGTAGCTCATGCAATCGCCGCCTTACCTTGGTCATTCAGGGCTTCATTGATTACGTTAATGATAAGTCCGCGCCTATTTAAGAGTAGCTGATCAAAGCCTGCTGTGTCGTTTGCTTGTATGTTAAAAGATACGTTCGCAGTTTTATTGACCACGGGTTGAGCGCCTCCCATAGCTTCGTTAGGCGTTATAGCACCTCGTGAATTGCCCATAGTGAGGATTTCTGGCCCTCGCTCCCCTACCACATAGGACTGCCCCGCCTGCACCTGCCCACCTAACGCTCGACCCGCTAACGACTTCGCCGCGAACTGCACGCCTGTAGCGAGAATCGAAGCCGCCGCCGCCGCGCCCAGCGCAGGTCCGATAAACGGAATGCCAGCAAGTGCCTTATATGCTTTCATAGCGGCATCATACGAGTTGCTTACAATGCTTCGTGCGTTTTCACGCTTCTCTGCGTCCATGAGGCCCATCGTCAGTGCAAAGCCTGCCTTCTGCTTTTCGCTCTTGCCTTTTAGTAGGACGTTTTCAATAGCCATGACACCGTCTGCGCGTGCTTGTGCCGCGTCTACCTTGGCCTGCTCTTTAGCCGCCTCTGCTTCTACCTCTGCGGCGTTTGCTATGGCCCTGGCATCCTGCTCGGCTATATATTGAGCCTCTAAAGCCTCTTGGCGCTTCTGGTATGCCTCAGTTCTTATGCGCTGACGCTCTTCTTCGCCCGCTCTTTCTATCTCTGTCTTAGCTGTTTGAAACTCTGTTTCGCTTATAAGCTCATCGTCTAGTAGCTTTTGTATTCTAGCTAGTCGGTCTGCCTGACGGTTCAGTGAGCGCTGTTCTGCATCATCATTGAGCCTCAGCATCTCCTGCAAGGCGCTGGCGGCTCGTTCTTGGGATGCGGCAAAGCCACTGCTTGATTCAGTCGCCGTCTTTAGTGCGCCGTCCAAATCACCTAGCGTTGATTCAAGGAAGGCGGCCTGCTCATCAGCCGTTTTTAAATTCAGTGCCGCGACTAGAATAGGCTCTGCTAATTTGACAAATCTTTCGGAAGCACCGCCATCTATCAAGGCGTTCAAGAGTTCTATAAAGCTCTCTGAGGCACCTTCGTTGCCATCTTTTAAATTGTCAATCGCCGACTGAAGATTAATCGCTTGCTCTTTGGTGACCCCCATTTCCTGCGTAAACTGCTTCATGCGCGAAGTATTCTGAGCTACCTTCAGCGAATTAGCCGCTGTTGCGACGCCTAAGTCAGTAAAGTTTACTCTTAAATCGCCGAGGCTTTCCGACATGATTGCTGACGCGGCAGAGGCATTCGTCATCGCCTCCACTAATTTAACGCGTAACTGTAACTCTGCTAAATCACGGCTTTTTTCAGCAAGGCGAACAAACGAAGCAGAAAGCTCATCAGCACCAGTCTTCGCATTAAAGCTCATCAGCCTGCCAACTTCCGACATTGAATCGGCTAGTTCTTCTGCCGACTTGTCGGCGTTAAGCATTGCAGGGATCATGCTTGCAATAGCGGCGGCAACACCAACCACAGCACCTAACAGCGGAACCCCTAAGACGAAACCTAAGTCAGCCGCCTGTACGCCCAAGGCCCGCATCGGGTTTTGACCCATTGCGACCTGATTTGAAAATTGTTCAACTTGTATAGCGGCCATGCCCGCACTACGGCCCATTGCTCCAAAAGTGCGAGAATTGTCGTTTGCGGCTAACGGTAATTTTTTTAATGGTGGCTGTGCTTTCGATGATGCCGTCCCAACGCCTCCAACGGCGGCTTCGGCTTGTCCAGCGGCACTCGCCATATCTTCGAGAGCGTCGGTGGCTTTGCTTACCTGGGATGTATCGACCTTTACGGTTAACGAGCCTACTTCGGTGGCCATGTTGCTGTCACTCCTTGAAACTTACTTAAAGCCATTATCGCATCAACTTCCCACGGCTCTAGCTCTAGTCCCGTTAGCCTTACGAAGGCATCTATCTCAGTGTATGAGTGCGCTTCAAGTTTGATATACGCATCCCAACAACCTAGTAGTTCCTCGGACAGCTTAGGAGTTGACAGTAGTTCTGGTGGCGTCTTCCCCGTTGTTTTTTCAACCTGTTTGAGGGACTCATATCGGCTAATGTCTGATCCCTCGGGCCGTCCGTGTATCCACATGCACCAACGACCGTAGTGTACGAAATCGTCAATTAGCCGTTGGTAAAATTTGCTCCATTACTCAGAAAATCCAATAGCTGAGAAACCACTGAAGGCGCGTTCTCATAGAGCTTGCGAGCGTTTGCCTTGTTGAATTCATATTCTGCGCCCTCGCTTACAATGCCGCTCCAACCCAAGGTGACAGAAACTAGCGCCTCAACATCCATCTTATCGAAGTCTAACCCGTCCTCTTTGCCTTGTGATTTAGCTCGCAAGATTGCAGAGGTCTGCTTTTTCTTGGCATTGCGCCACTCTTTCGAGTCTGCGCCCATGATCTTGATAAAGACATCCGTAGGCTCGCGGGTTGTGGGGTCGAGAATGTTGCACTCAGCCCCTTGCCCGTGCGCTTCAGCGGTTGCTAGCTTGTTGAAATCCATTACGCATCAGTCCTCGTGATTTTGATCTGCGAGGCGTCGGTATCGTCGTAAAGCGCAATGAAGTCCATCGCTACAGTAACCGTGCCTTCACCTGATACGTCAGGCTGTCCTGAGTTGTACTTTACGTTAGAAAAGTCAAACTCGTAGCTATTGCCGTCAAGGTCAGTCAATGTAAGCGTGATGCTTGAGGATGTCTCATTCAAAAACTTCTCATACAGCGTCTTGCTCTCAAAGTACGTTGTGAGCGTACCTGTTAGCCGTGAGCGGCCGATTGAAGGTCGGTTAGTAGTCTGGCTACCCACAGAGAATAATGGCTCTATGCCGTTTTCTAGGGTGAACTCGACTGACGTCACAGTTGCGATGCTTGAGCCGCCTTCCGATATTGACCCTGTAAACGAGTCGAAAGGATTGTTGCCAACATCTGCGCTAAAGGTTGAGCTAGCAATCTCAGCCGTGGCTAAACTCAAATCCTTGCCAATAACACCAAAAGTCGTAGTGACCATTGCATTAGGTGATACCGATATTGCAAGCGTATTAAACTCACAGCCTGTGTACGTGTGGAACTCAGGCGTTGCTAGATCAGCAAACTTTCGCTGAATGCTGAATGATCGTCGAGTCGTGCCTGTTTTCAGTACGTCGGTGGTCCATGTACCACAGCACACAGCCTCCAGAAGGTCGTCAAACGCCTCGTACTCCAGCTCGCACGTAATGTCGCCATTCACAGTCTTATTGCCGTGACGGAAGTCTTCGACCTGTCGGTCTCCGCGTAGCTTCTCGCTCTCTACCGCATCTTTAGAAACGGCAAGCGTAGTGCCTGTGTGTGGAATTGGGGTAAATGTTGGTGTGGCAGGCGTAGTGCCGTATGTCGTCTCAGCAATGAAGTGGAGACTGTGTTGAGCGCCGTTTGCAAAAGTCATGTTCTAGCCTCTGTGTAAGTCTGAAAGTCAATCGACACAGGTACAAAGTACCACTCGTCGTCCAATATAGCCGATCCAATACTCACAGATCGTACTCGTAAGCTCCTGCTATTATACGTCAAAGTGGTACCCCTTTTGAATGTGTCTGCAACGGTATCGACAAGGCTTGGTCTGCCACTGCCTCTCGGTACCACCACATCAACTTGATACACACCATTTGTTTCGTCTTTACCTGTTGCGCCTAGAGATGCCTGAACCGTGTCTGCTGGCAAGAAAGTCGCACGTAGATATGTCGTCCCTGCCGAAGGCTCGTAGGGAATATTCGGAAATGCCAGGGGCGTACCCGTGATCGTGGCCAATTGAGTATCTAGCGCCGCTTGTATGTCATTAAATACAGTCATTAGGTTTTCTTGACCTCTTGCTGTAGTAACTGGTCGAACTCAGAAAGCGTCCTTCTCACCATTCCGTTTGGTGCTTGCTTTGACCATCCAAACTCAAGGCGCTCGCCATACGGTAGGTTGTTAGTGAGATAAAAGACATTCTGGCTCTCTTTGTAACTGTTTATTTTCTGAGCAATAGCGGCCTTTCGCTTTTTGCCTTTCTTGTCTTTGTTCGATAGCTGTTTTGTTGCTGGTGAATTAACAGTGATCTGCCAATTGCCTCGGAATCTGCCTGAGTCGACTGGGCTACGCTCAATGATTCTGGCTGACAATGAGATAAGACTGCCCCTAACAACCTTCTCGGGTAGCTCTGCAAATCGGTTGAATGTCGAGGTGAATTTGCTCATTTTCGTATCTGTAAGTCAGCAGACAATAAGGTGCCTGCGGGTTGATTATTTGAGATGGATACGACGCGGAACGTCGAGCCATCGACGACGAGCGTGTCCCCAACCTCGTAAGTGTGCGCCTCGGCAAGAAGCCTTCTATCTCCTGCGAGGATAGTCTGGTCGCCGATATCACTATCAGAATAGTCGAATAAAACGCCAGACTTGGTGAAAGTGCTGGTAGTGTCGGAAGTTGTACCCGTTGCAGGGTCATACGCACCTTTAGTTGTCCTCGTGAAGGTATACTCAGCTCCGAACTTCTTTATAAGCCGCTCGGCTGTCTTCTCTAATGGCGCGTAATTGTACGTCACGATCTGCTAACCAGGTTCGGCGAGTGAACTAGCTTTCTTACTTGATGTTGGAATGCAGGTGTGCGGCGTCGCATTCCTGCGTGGTTTGCATAAGACACCTGTATATCACCGATTCTCTCGCTCGTTGTATGACGCTCTTGCGGAGACATGTAGCTGTCTTCATCAAACTCTATCTTTACTAACTCATAGACAGCAACTTTGACTTCGTTAGGAATCTCATCGGACTCAACTGCATAGCCATCAATGTACACTTGATCTCTAGGCCATTGCAGGGCTTGGTTCTCGTCAGATTTCACACCAAGAAAGTGAAGTGTCTCAAAGTAATCCATCGCTCGGAATATTTTATGCTCGATGACACCATCGTCATCGGTATAGGTGACGTTCCGATCATCAGCCCATGCCTTGAAGTTAGCAACGCTGACGTAAGTGTTTGCGCCCGAAACAAGTGCGCCTGTTTCAACTACTAATGTCATTGCAACCTCGCAAAAAGAATAGGGGGCCGAAGCCCCCGAAAGGTTTAGCCAAGCAAGATTGACATGTAGTCTGGCTTGAACGCCTTAACGCCCCATGCCGCCGCTACTTCGATCATAGTCTTGCGATAGCCCTTGTACACTCGAACCTCAAACACGAGGCCTGAGTGAGGGTCTACAACTGTCAATGCATCGTCAGCCGCATCACCGCCTTCTGGAACCGCTGGAGCGCGTACTGCAAGCTCCATAGCCGCTCGGTGCATAGCGATGTTAGCCGTGTAGTTGTTGCCGATAGTCATAGCCGCGTTGTTGGCAAGAGCCGCACGTAGACCAGTAGGGTTGAGAACGATGTCGCCATCGCCATCACCAGCAAAGCCAGTGCCGATCACGTACTTGTTGGTGTCCCCTGCGAAAGTAACAACGTCACCCTGCAAGATAGTGCCAGTTCCAGTATCAACGTGAACGCTTGTATCGCCGATTGAGTAACCAGCAACGAGGTCAGCTAAGTAACCTGAGCCAGTTCCCTTTGTGTGAGACTGAACTTGTGCCGACTCGCGAACAGCCATGCCATAAAGACGATCAATTACGCCTTGCTCTAACAAATCAGAGCGACCCGCTTCGTTAACCTTGTACAGGTTAGCAATTTGACGCAAGTTAGTGCATGCAGTTGTGTTGAGAACAAGTGAAGTCTGTCCATCGTTCATGGGCATGCCGTTATCAGCAAGAATCTGGCGGACTTCAGCAACTTCATCAAAGTTTGAAGCAAACGGAGTAGTGCCAGCAGTACCAAAAGCGCGAGATGCGTTCTTGTATGCTTCTTCCGCAAGATCAGCTTCGATCTCGTTGCAAAGAGTTCGCATAGCTTGCTTGATCTGATCGCCATAAACAGTGTCAAAGCCGATGCCGTTGTTAAGGCTTCGGACGTCTTCACCAGTGTAAGGGATCTGGACAGCGCGAGAGTTGTTGATAGTGAGCGTCTTGTTATCAACGGTCTGATCTGTTCCTTCTGGAATAGTCATCGCCTCTGATACATCGACAGCACTTGCAGAGCGAGTGAATGAAGCTCGGACGATATCGCCCTTTGCTACGCGCTCTGAGCCATTAGCGTTGATAGTAGATGCGGGGATGAAGCCAACCAGCTCACGCCCCACGACGTCTGCGGCTTTATAGATATCTGCCGCCAAGTTTGTAAGTACATTAGCCATTGTTGGCCTCCTTAATCATCAAAAAGTTGACCGCCCGATTTGACGAACTCGGCACGTTGCGCCTGTCCCATCGCCTCAAAGTCAGCCCGTGATATTTGCTTTGCTCGTTCTTCGGCTCTACCTTCTGAACGCGCGGCACCGCCGCCGACTGCCTGACTGCCATCAACCAAGAACGGGTATTGTTGCTTGATTGTGCTAGTCAAGTCCTCAATCGTAGAAACCGTCAACTGCCCGTTATCTACTACTCGAAGCTCGTCATCTACTACACTTAGCCTCTGGCTAATCTGTTGCTGTAATAAAGACGCCCTCTGGGTATCTTTAGTCAAGCTAGCGGCTATCTTACCAGATTCCGCTTGTATTTTCTGCTGGATTATATTTGCATTCATTTCTTCAATTTTTCGCCGCAAAGTATCTGCCTCAGACTTCTGCGACTCGAACAACTGCTGGTAGTCATTTTCCTTTTTTGCCTTTTCCTCAGCTTCTAGCTTGGCCATTTGTTGCGCTTCTTCGGCTTCGCGCTGTTTCGCCTTCTTCTCAGCTAAAAGCTCATCATTCTTGCGCTTCAGAGCGGCTGTACGCTCTTCAATAATCTGCTCGGCTCGCTCGGCGGCCAGAGCTTCAATAGCGGCTTGTTGGTCTTTATTTGTTTCTACTGCTTCGGTTTCCATGCTTCACCTCTGGTTTGCAAGTTGTGGCTCTGCCACGTTAAGGAGTCGGATCTAAAATGTCCGACAGTGAACTGTCACGAGACACAAGCTCTGCTAATGTCAGCGTGTTGCCTCGATCATCAATAAAGCGATCAATGGGTAGTTTGCCATCTCTAAATAGCTTGGCTCGTGCCTTGCCTAACACTTCATCTTGAAACGCTTTTGGCTGTCGCCTCAGCCATTGCGGATATGTTGTCTTAGC